AATACAAGTCACGGAAGCAACTTTGAGGCGTTGCAGAACCAAATATATACATATTCTCGACATTCTTACCACTCTCCAAGCTCATTGGTCTACTACCAACAAGTGTTGGATTGAATGGCACAAGGTATTTTGCTGTATGACGAGAATGTCCCTCATCACCAGTTTCATTCTTGGAGAATCTGAATCTTACTTGAGTTCTAGTCGGGATACCCTTATTGGGGTTATCTGTTGGAATAATATTACCATATTCATCCATTCCAATAAAATCCAAGTTCATTGGGATTTGATAGCACCATACACCATTGCTATCAATCAACTGATTTCCTTGGATTTGGAACTCCTCAACCAATCCATCAGTTGTTTTACGTATCATTTCGATAGTACCTTCACCAGCGATAAGCTGTGAATTCATACCATTATCCTCTGCTGGAGCACATTTATGACCAATTGAGTTACCCTCATTGTCTGAAATAATTGCGCCCATAAAGACACAAGTTGGTTCAAACTTATAGTCAACTTGTACATCACAACGAGTTATTGCTGCAATGCCGTTATCAGCATCGCCCCAGAAAGGATAAACGAAAGTGCTCTTGTTTTGTGAGATAATCTGAGCCAAACCATCTAAGTTTGTACTTTCCTTGAATTGGTTTGGATTATCAAATAATGTTAGGTTATAACCCTTATACTCAAAATCACGAGGTTTCTGAGAGAGTATTCCAATATCTGACAAATCCATGTCTATATGTATCTGTTGGCTTCCACTAGGAACACCAAAAAGCATATAGTCACCACTATTATTGGTAACTGTGGTGAATTTCCAATACTTGTCATATACTTCAAGTGTTATGTCATCATCCAATACGAATCTCTTGTTGGGGAATGTACCCACAATTCTATAACAATCATCATTGCTATAATCTGGTAATAAGTTATATCTTCTACCTTCTCTGTCAGTACTCATTACCTCAGTATATGGGTAAACAGTCTCAATATATGTTGGGTCATTTGCATCTCTTTCGATGAATACAGATACCTTTGCATTTGGAATACCAAATGCATCATTAGCAAGAACCCTTCCAATTATGACACCATAGTTGGAAGAGTGCAATCTGTAAGCATCTTTCTGTCTAAGCTTCAATGACAATACCTCAAGAAAATCATAATCTTGCTGCATATTGACATTCAAGACAGTGTCGCTTGATATGTTTGTGTGTATTCTATAGTTTTTCTCCATATAAAGGCTATTCTAGGTATTTGCGCATAAACTTAGGCAATGTTATTTTATTGTCACCAAAGAAGATTGCGTATAGTGAATATACCAAAATATATGGTATAACGATAATACCCATACCCAATGCAATAATGAAAAATAAAGCTTTAAAAAAATACCTATTACCTTTCATTAACAAACTTTCTTCTTGTTTGACACCATATTTTTGTTCAAATTTTTTTGCTCTCTTACAACTGCAAGCCATAACATTATATATTATATATTATCTTAATTTTACTCGTATCTGTATATCAGTATTAGAATTCTTAACCTCATACATTGAGTTATAATCACTATATAGGACTCTATCTACAGCATCCAAGTCAATTTCCTCATATTCAGCACCACCTTGTAATGTGAATATTGTATCTTGTGATGAATCACAACTGCTGCCATATATCTTGGTTGGTAATGGACATTTATCAGGTGAATATCCACCATTCCATATCTTGTATATCTTAATTGAAATTAAGCTCAAAACACCATCTTGTAAGGTTATTTCCTTCTCCAAATCACCAACGAATATATCTTCTCCCATATCATGTTTATTAACATCGAAATAGTCAGTTATCTTATTGATGACATTTGATATTACATTGGCTGCATTATAGTTCTTATCAATAAACAAGTCCAATGAAACACCTATATTATATACTCTACCACTCTTAATCTCAATATAATCATTTATCTGCTTGTAATGAGACATATATTCAATTATATTCTTTACCAAAGTTTGTGGTAATGCTGAATCAAGTTTACCTTGGGAATTAAGCCCCAACAAATCCATCTCAATCTTATTATTTGTTTCTATTACACAACTTCTGAATGGAGCACCATATCTAGGAGGCATTTGAGCAAGTTTAATCTTGTAGTCCTTAACAGTTACAGCACGATTCTGTGCTGATGTGTTGTACTTCATAAGATACTTGATTTCCTCTGTGGATGGGGCATCCTTACCAGCTAATGCTGTTGATATATTAGTCACCTTAAATGAAGTTATTACTTGTCCCTTAATTGCACCATCAGTTCCGCTTGCATTACCCCAATCAATGTTTGCAAGTGTGATTTTATTAATGGAATCTGGTCCCAAGTTAGTTGAACTTCCACCACCTACTCTATATAGCACATACATTGTCCAACCCTCTTTAGGCAATACACCCAACATATTATTGTTGACTTGTTTTGACATAATGTAGTCACCATATGGTGTTTGGTCATTAGGAAGTGGCTCATAAGTGTTTCCAGCACCAAATATAATCTTGATATAACCATTATCAGTAAACTCAGTTATGAACTTCTGAGACAATGGTTTCCATTTACCAACATAATATCTTGTAGTTCTTGTTGATGCAGAAACAGTATTATTACCTTCTGTATAATCAGCATATCTATATGGCTTATATACATCAATATAATTAATACCACCATCTGTCTTAATATCAACATCACTTCCAAATCTCCATTGGTCAGCAAGAGAATCCACTTCAAAGAATCTATATGTCATAACAGCCTCACTAGATAGCCTATATTGTTCAGCATCAATAAAATACTCATAGATGCTAGGCGAATTGGAATAATCTGATGTCTCTTTGAATATAACCGATTCAACTTCCATTACATTCTCCTCTGGAAGTACAACCTCCATAAATGGCTTCAAGTCATTTGAAGATATAACCTTCTTATACACCTTGGTATTTCCATTAATGACGATGGTTGACTTTGAAACAGTATATCCAGTGATATTACCATTTCCATCTCTACTTGGAACAATTGTTCTATTTGAATATCCATCACTGTTGAATTGTTCAGCGAAGTTAACATCCTCAGTTAGTTGGAAATTATAGTTCCCAGCTGATACAATACTAGTCTGCTGCATAATAGGAGCATAATCCCAATTTGGCTTGGATATATCACTAGAACTTGTTGGTAATACACAACTTATTTCAACCTCACACACAGAAGCCTTCTGTCCAGGAATCTTCAAGCCATTTGTTCTAGCCATATTTAATACCGTACTAGTAAGATTTGCACTATCAATATTGGTTTCTTGATACATCCTATCTATATGATAGTTCAAACTATCTGTGACATCAGCCATCAAGTCAATGAACCAAGAACCTACACTTGAATCATTGAAATCATCTGATAATTCTGGATAATATTTATTTGAGAATTTTATCAACTCATCCTTTACATCCTCAAAGCTTCTTGAAATATAATTGATACTCTTTTCCATTTTAAATCTGTACTACTATGCTGTCATTACTAATCTTATTTCCTTCTGTTACGCTATAATCAATTCTAACGTATATCTCTGCCTCATCTTCTTCATTCTTCACCACTTGAATATCCCTAATACTAACATTGGATACCCACATCTTAACTGATTCATTAATCTCATTTTTCACAGCCTCCCAAGTAGTTCCATCACTTTGCTCAAAGATAAACTTAATTAAATCCGTACCAAACTCTGGATTTCTTAACCTTTGACCTTTAGGTGTGAAGACAACATGCATTAATTGACTTCTAACCTTGTCCTTTGTGTTTGAATTTGTGTCTACAAAGAAATGTTGGAAGTCATCACTACGAAATGGGTATTTAATACCAAAGTATTGTCTTTTGCTCATACTATTTTTTATTTCTCTATAAGTATTTAAAAAATAACTTTTTATACGAGATTATAAACAAAAAAAGCGATAGTAAATTAATACTATCGCTTTTATGACATATGAATAATTGTATTTTTCCTATTTCACTATGTATTTCTTTCCATTGCTTACATAAATGCCCCTAGGAAGTCCTTTTAACGTCTCACCCACATACTGTCCATTGAGGTTATAGAAATGGCTTGTATGGGCTTTATTTTGCTTCTTTGAATCAATCTTTGCCACAATCTCATCCCAATTTCGTGGAGCAAGGTATTTAAAACATCCCATATCTTCAGCATGAGAAGCGCCACTACCATCGTGATTAAGTCCCTTGCGACTTTGGTCTCTTGGAACAGCATAATATCCATTGCCACCGCCACCCCAACCAAGGTTAATATGATATAATCCTTGTGAATCACGTCCATCAACAACATATGCATGATTCCAACTAAAGGACTGAACTGGGATTTTCCTATCAAGACAAGGGTCAATCAATATGTATCTATCATCAAATTCCCAAATTTGCAAAGTGTAGCTCTCATAACCCCAAGTATTATTAAATTTATAACCACTTTTTCCACTATAATAAGCATAATTATATAGTTTTGCTACCTCTTCACCTTGCTCCTCTGTATATTTATTGGGTTCATATTTATCCAATATTAAGTCATGATTAAAGGTAATGTTTGGTAACACTATCCCACTTGGAACATATTTAAATTCATCATAGTCATATACACTATCAACAACCTCACATTCCATTTGAGATTTAAAATAATGCAACATTTGCGCCAACGAGACAACAACACAAATGCCAGTTTGATTTAAGATATTATTATATGGAGTACCTTGATGCCATTCTGTCTTCAACAGAGGTTCAATTGGTGTCACATTCCTTGGTTCAAACCAAGATGGAAGGTCACTTGTGCTTTCAGCCCTATTATTTGGCATCGCAGCATATTCCTTAAGAATAACTTCCAATGTTGGACAAATATCATTAATATCAACACTGTTCTCAGTTGAATACCCCACAATAGAACCATTAACAACAATTGCAAACCCCTTTCCTTCTTCTCCATTATAGATGGAATAAGGTTTGTTACTTGCTGCTCGATTTATGCTTGTCTTGGGGTTATCTTGCAAAGTTATACCCTTCTTCTGCATAAATGAC